ACCCCTCCAGTTAATCCATCTTAATCCATCTTAATACATCTTAATACATCTTAATACATCTTAATCCATCTTAATCCATCTTAATCCATCTTATCCATTGAATACCATCTTAATACATCTTATCCATTGAATACCATCTTAATACATCTTAATACATCTTAATCCATCTTAATACATCTTATCCATTGAATACCATCTTAATACATCTTATCCATTGAATACCATCTTAATACATCTTAATACATCTTAATACATCTTAATCCATCTTAATACATCTTATCCATTGAATACCATCTTAATACATCTTATCCATTGAATACCATCTTAATACATCTTATCCATTGAATACCATCTTAATACATCTTATCCATTGAATACCATCTTAATACATCTTATCCATTGAATACCATCTTAATCATTCTAAGATAAAAAAGTATATTTTAAAATAAGACTGTAGAATAAAAAGTCACTCGAGTTGTTGATGTTGGGATAAAAATATAATTTAATAAAAGATAATTTATAAAGTTTTATAGATTAATCTGTAACCATTTAATGTTAATATAAAAATATAATTTGATTAAATAAATATACTTTTTTATAGTTATAAATATATAATTTAATTTAATAAATGATGTGTTTTATAGTGAAATCACCTCATCGTTAGCCCTTGTTTAAATCGCTTGTATATTAAGTTAAATTATATTTTTAATGTTCTTGACCTTCTAAGTTATAAAATAAGTTAAAATACGGGATGTTTGAGGTTATATAGGGGTATGCCTCTTTTTTATACAATACCGCCCCTAAAAATGGGGGTATTTACAGATTACAGAAATACCTAAATACAACTATCAAAATAAAAAAAACAAAAAAAACCGAGAATATTGACAAAAAGTAAAAAAATATATATAATTAAAGAAAAAGAGGTATAAATTATATGTTTGATAAACTAAAAGAGTTATTAGGGGACAATACAGAGGCAATAAGTGAATTATCTTCAATAAGTGATAATTATAGTAAATTAATTGAGAGAGCAGACAAGGCTGATAATTTAGTAAGTAATTTAAAGGAAGAGAAAAGTAAAATGAAATCTTTTATAGCAGCTACTAAGACAGCATTAAATATTGAGGAAGGTGAAGAATTATCATCAGAAACAGTAAATAGTAAATTTGATACTATTAAAACTAAATTAAAATCAACAGGAAGCAAGAAAGAACAAGACTTAATGGACCAGATAGCTAATTATGAAAAAGTTGTATCAACATTAAAGAGTGAGAAGGAGGAAGTAATTACAACATCCAAAGCAAATGAACTTGATAGATTGTTAGAGATAGAGTTATTAAATTCAACACAAGGGATAGATACACATAATGATGATTCAGCAAAAGTAATAAGGGATTTATTAAAGAGTGGGTTATCATATGAGGACGGTTCAAGTGTATATAGAAATAACGAGGGTTCAATAGTAAAAGGGGCAGATGGGATAACAAACAAGAGTTTATCAGATACATTAGATGAGTTAAAGGACAATGAGAGGTATTCATATTTATTCAAAAGTAAGAAGACACCAGGGACTGGGACAGAGACAGCAGACAATGGAAAAGGTGATATTGAGGACGATTCAATTGAGGCAAGAATGGCAAGAAGAGCAGCGGCGAAATAGGTGTAAGAAATAGTAGTCAAAAAAATATGTTATACTTTGAGTAAGAAAATTTTTGTTATGTTAGCAAATATATCTTGATAATTGATTATTGAGAAGAATTTATTTTCCAAATTAGAGGAAACATTGTTTTTGACTGAGTCAAGAAGTTTAAGAGATTAACGGGTTTAATTTTAAGGACAACAATAAAGTAATCACAATAAAAATAAAAAAAGAGGATAAAAACTATGGGAACAAATCAAGCAGACATAAGATTAGTAGAGTTGTATACAATGGAAGATTATATGAAAGACCTTTCAGAGAACACATTACTAAAATCAGGACTTGTTAAGACAAGTAAGACAATTAAAGAGAAAATTAACGCGGCAGACTTTGGACTATCATTAAGATTACCATACATTCCATCACAAGCATTTGATGAAGGTGAGATTGTAGATGATTCAACAAATGAGATTCAAGGAACAGGGATTGTATTTGGACATATGACAGCAGCATTAAATAACAGAGCTAAGGCATGGGATTTTGCTAATATCACTGAGCAAGTTAAACCAGGACTTAAATTAACAGATATCGTTGTTAGAGAAGGTCAAAGATGGCACAACAAAATGTTAGAGAAGATTCTTGAGGCATCATTAGATGGTGTAATAGCGTCAAACATTGCTAACGAGGGTGGAGACATTGTTTTAGATAATGGAACAGATGCTATCGATTGGAGTACAATTGTAAAAGCAAGAAATTTAGCACATAAGCAAACGTTTAATCACATTGTAATGGGAATTGATGTAGCATCAGTATTAGAAGTTAAATACCCTGAGTTATATATGAGAAAAGACAAAGTTTTAGGATATGGAATGGATACATTCGGTGGAATGAAAGTTATTATATCTGATACATTAGGAGCAGAGGCAGATGCTAAGAAGACAGTTTATTTACTATCTGATGGAGCAATAATTCAAGATTTCAAAGACATTGATGGAACAATAGGTTCAGCAGGACCATTTAAATTAGTTGAGAACAAAGCAGCTGGTATGGGTGGAGGAAATAAGAAGTTTATTTTCAATATGGCAGAAGTTACACATGTAGATGGATATTCTTATTCAGTAGCACCTACAAAGACAAATGGTTATACATTGGCAGAGTTGGCAAACCCAGCACTATATACAAGAGTAGCACCACAAGAGAACACAGGAATCGTAGCTATAAAAACAGAAGCTAAGTAAGACCTTAGGGGGCACTTGCCCTCTTTAAAGAGAAGCTTGCTTCTCACATCAAAATAAAATACCACAAACACTTTTCAAACATATATAAAATATGATATAATACATTAAACAGCAAGAGGATATTATAATGACTAAAAGAGAAATAATGGAATATTTAGAGAACAACAATATAAAGTATGATGAGAAATCATTAAAGGCAGAGTTGCTTGAAGTGATTGAGAAGCATAAGGGAGAGAAAGCTGAGAAGGTAGCTGAGAAGATTGAGAAGATAAAGGAAGTGAAGGAAGTGTCAGTGAATACTGGGAGTGATTACACGGGGATTAAGTTTATGAATGGTTTTTATATTGTATTAAGGGACAATACAGCGTTTAGGACAGCTAAGGAAGCGGCAGAATATAACGGTAGTATATAATGTTTAAGGCATATACAAAGGTAGATAAGGAGACTGCCAATTCATATATTACAGTTGATGAGTTCATTGAATTTCAGACGATTGATTTTACATTAACAACATTAATAATGCCAAATAATGAGCAAGAGATATTATTAATGAATGCGACACATATAATTGATTCATATTATAAGTATGTAGGGAGTAAGTTTGATAGTGTTCAGAATCTTGAATTTCCAAGAGATTTTGAGGTAGAGGCTATAAATAAAGATATAAAAAGGGCTACAGCACAGATAGCATATGATTTATATATAAACAAAGAGGATTATTTATCAGGTGGAACAGTGAAGAGAGAGAAATTTGAAGGAATGGAAGTAGAATATTTCAATAACAGTTCAACAGATGAGATAAAGGGATATACATATAAGTTAATAAAGAAATATGTAGATTATGGACAGATATTAGAAACTTGGAGGTCATAAGATGAATTCAGGAGATGCTGCGAAAAGATTAGTAAAAAGATTTGGAACAGAGTGTAAGATAGTTAAAACAGTGAAGGGAACATATAATCCAACACTTGGGAAGCATGAAGTAGTTTCTGAGGAAGAGAGGAAGGGGATTATAGTAGTTTTATCAAATACATTAAATAAATCAAGCAAATTCGATTTAGATTTAGATGTAAATATTGATGAGGGAGAGATAGTAGTAATTATTGACATTGATAAAGGGATAGATATAGCAGAGAGTATTATTCATAATGGGAAAACATATGATATTATAAAACATAGGGAGATAGAGCAGAAAGGGGTTATTTTATTACATAAGTTAGTAATAAGAGAAGTAAAATGAGAGAGTATTTAGATGGATTAAATGAGTTTATTGAGAGTGTGGATGATGATGTGATGGAGGAGACGAGGGATGCTTTCCAACATTATCAGGACAATTTATTAACTCCAATAACACCTATTTGGACAGGAGAGTTGGAATCATCTTATAATAAGGTGAGGATAGAGGGGAAGAGCATAGTAATGAGTAATAGGGCACAGCATAGTATGAGAATTTTATGGTGGGCATCAGCAGTATTTGGGGAAGGGATGTATTCAAAGAAGTTGCCAGATGGGATGCGGCCAAGTTTAGTAGATTTTATAAATAAAGAGGGGGGAGACTTAAAATGAAACAATATGAATTAAAGGTAGCGATAGAGGAGTATTTTGCTAACAGTATAGATGGTGTAGTATCAAAAGTATTTTTTGACACAGATGATAATGAGTATAAGAAGGGGATATATTTAAAGTATATAGGACAGACACCTAAGTTAGTTGAGTTAGGTGTTGGAAAGGAAGGTTTTGATATAGTAGCAACATTAAGGATAACTATACTAAGTGATATGCCAACAAATGTATTTAAGTTAATGGGAGAATTAGAAGGAGTAATAAATTATAAGACACTTAATAAAGTTTATTATGTAGAGAGTTTTGTGGGCGGTAGCACATTTAAGGTTGACAATTCAGGATTGTATCAGGGGTTTGTTGATTACAGTGTAAGATTATGTCAATAGATATATATGATATAATAATAATATAAAAAATAAAAAGAGGTAATAATATGTCAAAGTGTATTCAGATTTCAGGAAAGCAAGGTTCATTATATATAAGAGATGAAGACGAGTTCGGTAAGAGTTATACAACAGGGTTTAGGAAGGTTCCATTTAATAGTTTATCATTAAGTGAGTCTCAAAACACAGTTAAGAGTGAAGAAATAGTATCAGGAAAGGAGCCATCAAGACCAGGAAAAGGAAATCTTGAATTAACAGGTTCAGTAGAAATGTATTTAAGAAGTGAGGCTATTTATCCATGGTTCAAACCATTGTTTGGAAGTGTTTCAACAGTAGCGGCAGGAGCTTTACATAAGCATACATTTACAAATACAGAAGGATGTTCAGATTCTATTCAATTAGATTTACAATATAAAGGAGAAGGTGTTTCTTATAAAAATAAAGGTGTTAAAGTAAATTCTATGAGTTTTAATCTTGTTGAAGAGGGAGATGCTAAGGTATCTATGGATTTAATCGGTTCAAGACAAAAATTAGTTAAGATAATCCCAGATTCATTTGAGATTGAAGTAGAAGTAGCAGCAAACATTAATAGTAAGACTTTGGATGTAGTAGCAGGATTTGATTTTGACGAGTTAAGTGTTGGAGACAATGTAGTAATGAGTTTTGTAGGTGGAACAACAGCATCAGCATATACAGGAGTTAAATCTTTAAAGTTAACAGCAGGACATGGTGTTTCAAGATATGACAATGTTTTAGTAAATGGTGTAGAGTATGATGTAACATCAGTAGCAGGGGACATTATAAGTTTAGGAGACAACATTACAGTAGCAGCAGGAGATACAGTAGAAGTATTAAATGAGACTAACAAGGTTGTATCAAAGGATGTTGCTCTTTCAACAATTACATTAGTGAATGGAATTAAGAAAGATTTAGCGGTAGGAAGTAAAATAAAAGTTTCTAAATCTCAAAGTGATAGATTATATGGAAAAGCGTTTAACAACTTTTCAGTATCAATTAATTCAGGAGATGGAAGATTAACAACAGGGATTGAGAGTTTTACATTAAATTTCAATACTAATAAAGAAGCTAAGAGAGATATCAATTCAAGTGGTTCAGTAAGTTCAATTTCAGATGGTGATATTGAGATGACAGTTGAGTTAGGTCTTTTATTTACATATGAGAAAGCACAATTATTAAATGATGCTAAGAATGGACTTGTAACTGATATGACAATTACAATGACAAACGAAGATGGTGAAACATTAGAGTTTATATTACCACAAGGAGATTTAACTGGTTCAACACCAGAGACTACACCTGCTGGAATATCTACAACAATTACATTTACACCATTTGCTACAGAAGCAAGTAAGATGTTAAAAGTAGAATTAACAAACTCAATAGCTTCATATTAAGACAAGAGGGCCTCTCGGCTCTTGATTTATTTTTCTTTATCTTGTATAATAAAAGAAAAAGAGGAATAATATGTTAAAAATCCAAACAAAAGTAAAAACAAAAACAATTACAAACAAAGATGAAGTATTTAAGGATAGTGATTTTTCAGGAGTAGAATTTTCAGTAGATATCAAAGAGTTAAAGTATGATGAGTTAATGGCAATTGAGAAGGCATCTGAGAAAACTGATGATATGAAGGCAATGATGAAGAAATTTTTATCTTCTCAGATTATATCATGGACTGGATTTTGTGATGAGGATGACAAGGAGATTCCATTTTCAAAGAAAGCATCAGATGAGATATTTGACTATACAGGAAACTATGATTTTGCTGTAAAATTAGTGGAGGCTATTCAATTAGCATTCATTGATGTAAAAGAGGAAGAACTTAAAAAAAAATAGAAGATACATTTAGATGGGCTATGTTAAAGCAAGCTAAATGTTCTAAATGTATAAAAGATTCAAAAAATCTTACAGGAGGGGAACCTGTCTGTAAGTTTGCTACAAAAGAAGAGAACAACAATCCATATATAAAATTAATAGAATATGAAGACGGTTATGTTTGTGATAACTATCATGAATGGGTAAATGGGAATTATTCAAATAAGATAATAACAATATTAATGACAGGATTTAGGATAAGGGACATGAATGGAAATATTGAGATAGGTTCATTAATTAAATATCTTGAATTGTATGTTAATGATGAGAATGATAGAAGAAATTATTTAGAGTTAATATTAAGTGTTGCTATTGAATATGACAGTAAAGATGATATTAAAAAGAATGAAGATGAAGAAAGTGATATAAAAGAAGAGAGTCAAGAAGGTGATGAGTGGCAATAGAAAATAATGATATAATTATATAAAAGATAGAGGTATTTAATAATGGCAATTAAAGGAGAGAGATTAAATTTAAAGATTAATGTTGATGTTAAGGGTGGGGAGAAGTTTTCAAAGATAACTAAGGACGCCAAAGCACAAGAGAAGGCATTAATATCTCTAAATAAGCAATTAAAACTATATATAACAGGGATGTCCAAGATAAAGGGAACTGTATTTCCAAAGGCACCTAAGAGTCTATCAACAAGTTCATCAAGTGCTACAAGTAGTGAGGGTGTAAAGAAAAGAAATAATGAGTTAATAAATACATTAAAGATAGAGAAGGATATAGCAAAAGCTCTTGGAGACAATAACAAGGTATTAAAGATAGAGCAAGCTATAGTAAGAGAAACTTATAATGAGAAAAAAGTATCAATATCCAAGATAGAAGAATTAGAGAAGGCACAACTTAAAGCATTTGAGGCGAGAGAGGCTAAGAAGCAGGCTATTGAGAAAGGAAGACTTGAAGCTATAAGAAAGGCTAAGGAAAAAAGTGACTTAAAGATAATTGCTGCTAAAGAAAAGAGTGATTTAAGAGAAGAGAACATAAGAAAGAGAGCAATAGCGGCTAAGGAGAAGAGTGATTTAAGAGAATCAAAGTTAAGAATTAAGGAACTTGCTGCTAAAGAGAAAAGTGATTTAAAGGAAGCTCAAAGAAAGATAAAAGAGATTGAGGCAAGTAAGAAAGTTGAGGCTAATAATAATAAAAAAGAAGGAATAAATAAGGATAAGAATAATTTAAAGGAAATTGTTAAAAAAGAGAAAGAGATAGCAGAGGCTAAGAAGAAGGCGTTAATAGAAGCTAAACTAATGAGAAGAGTAAGTAAAGATATCCTAAGAATAGAAAGGGATACTTATAAGGCTGTTGGGAAAAGAGGGTTAGCATATTTAAAGAGTCAGCAATTATCTAAACAGAATTATATTGATAAAGGGATATCTCCTGATAAAATAGCTAAATATGAGAAGGCACAAGAGAAAGAATTCAATGACATAGCTGAGAAAAGAAGAAAGACGGCAAAAAGAGCTCAGGAAGTATTAAATGATAGAAGACAAAATGCTGCTTTAAGAGAGATAAGATTAAATAAGAAATTAGCAAATGAAACTGAAAACAGATATGAAAGAGAAAAGTTAAAGATACAAGAGATAGTTGCTTTAAAGAAAAAAGCAGGTCAAAGCGATAGTAGTATAGCTGCTTATGAGAAGGAGCAAACTGTATTAAATAAAATAAAGAATGACTTATCTAAAAGTGTTTTTCCTTTGGACAATGTTAAAAAGGCAAGTAATTTATTTGATAATTTATCATTAAATATAAAGGAATCAATAGTTAATAGTAAAAAATTAAGTGCTACTTTTAGAGTTATGTCATTAAGTGTAAGAACTGTGGTTAGGTCTGTAAAAATATTAAGAAAAGGTATAAAGGTATTAGTGACTCCATTAAAGATAGCAACAGGTCTATTAAAGAAGATGGCATTAATTGGAGCATCATTTTATGTAGCAAAAGCTTTTATAGGTAATATAATTCAAGGATTTGGAGATTTTTTTCAAGTTGGAGCTATGTTTGAAGATACAAGAATTAAATTAACAGCTTTAACAGGTTCCGCAAAAGAAGCTGGCGAAGCGATGACATTTTTAAGAAAATATTCAAGAGATGCCGCTATAGACCTTACTGCTGCTGGTTCAACATTAGCAAAAATGTCCGCATATGGTATAGGAACAGTTAGGGAAAACATTAAGTATTATAAGATATTTGCTGATACTGCTGCAGCAACAGGGAAGACAGCAGACCAGGTTTCAGAGGCTATTGTTGATGCGATGCAGGGTGAGAATGAGAGAATGAAAGAGTTAGCTATTAGAGGTAGAATAGCTGGTGACAAAGTTGTATATACATATAAATCAATAACTGGTGAGATGAAAAAAATTGCTGTTGAACAGAATCCTGATAAAATATTAGGTGCGTTAACAACAATAATGAAAGATAAATATGAAGGTCAAATTGAAGCTATTTCAAGAGGATGGAATGGAGTAATACAAAGAATAAAAAATACATGGACTCTATTAATAGATAAGGTATTAACATCTGATGGACTATTTGATAAAATGAAAGATAAGTTAGTATTTATTTTAGATAAGCTTGATGGATTATTAGATAAGAAAGACCCGGAATTATTTAATTCATTATCAAAGAACATAGAAGGTTTTATAGATGGTGTTATTAAGACAGTTAGAACACTTGTATCTATATTTTATGATATTCAGAAAACAATGGCAAGAATTAGCAATAGTTTCGGTGGTAAATTATTTGGATTAGATGGAGATAATAGTAGTAAAACTATAACAAGAAATGATGAAACAAATAAGGAAATTGAAAATGTAAATAAAGTAAGAGAAGAAAAAGAGAAATCTTGGGCAATGGAACTTCTTAGTTATACTACGCTTACTGGTAAATTATCTGAGGCTAAAAACATATTAGTAGATAAGTTTAAGATATTTGATGATGAAGAAACAGAAAACTATTTAAAAGGAATAGAAGAGCAGAAACAAAAATCTTTAGCTTTCTTTGATAGTCTTTTAGAGATGGATGATAATAAAAATATGTCTATGATAAGAGGAATGAATAATGTAAAATATGGTTTTCTGAATAATTTAGAAGACATGAAAGGAGGTTATTTGAATTTCATGACTTCAGTAAGTAATACTAAATTAAATATGACAAATATATTGGATGAAGCTGAGATTAAGAAAGGTATTAAACATTATGATAAGTTGTTGAAAGCTGAATTTAGTAAGTCAGATGGTAAAATAACAGAGTCAAACAAAAAAAATATAAATGATTTAACTAAAATGAGAGATACATATAAACTTATGAAGTCAGAAAATTTACAGTATGAGAGAGCAAGAGTTAAAATAACTAATAAAATGAACATTGCTGATTCTAAGGCACACCTTCATTTATTAGAAACAAAAAATGATTTATCAGAAATAGGTATAAAATATAGAGCTAATGCTGCTGGTGTCCAAGAGTATAATACAGCTATATCAAAAGGTTTAACTCATGAAGAAGCAACTGAATTAAAGATATTGACTATTAAAAAGAAAACACTTAGTCTTGAAAAACAAAAATCAGCAGCAGCAAGGTCAGGAGTTGCGGCAAGAAACAGAAGTTTATCATTACATAAGAAAGAAGTTAAATTAGTTACTGATAAAATGAAGGCAGAAGCTAAGTATAATCAGGAAATGGCTAATCCTGATTTAAGTTATGGAGATAAAAATGAGGAAGAGAGAGCATTCTATGCTGAAAAGATTAAGATTGATTTACTTTTATTTAAAGAATCATTAATTGAAAGTGGATTGGAAATGGATAAAGTTAATGAAGCAATGGATGCTCGTTCTCAAAGAGTTTGGGAAAACTTAAAGAAACAAGAGCAGTCATTCAGTAATGGTGTTGCTTTATATGCTGAAGATTTACAAAAGAGACTAAATGATACAAATGGAATGATGTCAGGATTATTAAATAGTATTGAAGGAAGTATAAATAGTGGATTTGATTCATTATTTGATGGATTTATTGATGGAACTAAGTCAGCTAAGGAATCATTTAGTGATATGGCAAAGAGTATTTTAAAAGACCTATTGAAAGTAACTACAAAAGCTGCTACAATGGACTTGATGGCATTATTTACAGGTAAAGAAGGTGGAGCAGTTGGAAAAGGTGCTACATCATTTTTATCATCATTATTTTCATCTGTATTTTCAGCTGATGGAAATGCTTTTGATAATGGTGGAAAGGTAGATTATTTTGCTAATGGTGGTCAATTTACAAATAGTGTAGTAAATACACCTACAGCATTTCCATTAGGAGTAATGGGAGAAGCAGGACCAGAAGCAATTGTTCCATTAAATAGAGATAACAGTGGTAAATTAGGTATTGAAACACAAACACCTATGTTAAATCAAGTTATTAATAATAATGCGAGTGGAGTAAGAGTAAGTTCAAGAACAGATGAGAGAGGTGTTAATCAATTAACAATAGAGGAGGTGGAAAACCACCTTTCAAATAGATTAGCTAATGGAACAGGGAATTTTAATCAAGCATTAAATAATTCATATAATATAAATAGGAGATAATAGATGAGAACAAATTTGCCAAAATATAAGCAGGATTACTTTGAGAATGTAAATGCTGAACTTATTGAGATAGATACACTGGAGATTAAACATCCAGCGTTATCTAAAACATACAGAATATGTAGAGATACAGAGAACAATAGGTTTAGACTTGAAAACGATAGTATAGTAACATTTACAGCTGTTAACTTTTCAGTGAAACCTATAAGACTTGATGAGAGAATAGAAGCAGCATTAGATTTTCAAATAGATATAGTTAACTTTGAGTTAGTTTCTGAATTAGATAAGATATTTGGGAAGTTTCAAACAGACAACCTTACAATAGTATATAGAACATATATAAAAGGTAAATTAGATTCTCCATTAATAGCTCCAAATTATTTTGAGTTAAAGGGGTTTAATATAAAAGATGGTAAATTAGTAGCATCAGCGACTATACATGAGTTTGTAAATACTAAATTTCCAAAAAGAACATTTGACAGGAGGATATTTCATGGATTCAGTTTTGCTGAGAAGAGCGAATAGTTTAATAGGTAAATCATTTATCAATTGTTCTTATGCTGTTGCGGAGGTAGTTCCAGAGTATAGGGATTTATTAATACCATATGCTGACCCATCAAGTGATAAGTTCAATAGAAGGAGAGCATTTGATGAAGGCAAATCTAAAATGATTAAGTTAGATACCCCAAAAGACGGGGCAATAGCTGCTTTTATAGACAATAGAGGGTTCTTTGGACATGTTGGGATTTATATAAAAGGATATATATATCATTATCAAAATGACAGTAGATTTTTATCAACTGATTCTGATATAATACTAAATACAATGAAATTCTGTAAGATAGAATACTATATAAACGAGGAAATTATAAATGATTACATTAAATAAAAACATATTAGAATCAAAATCAGTAGAATATATTGAATATGAGGGGCTTTTATCAGACTTTATAATGAATGATATATATAGAGAATTATCAGAAGGTTATGTGATTCAAACTGTTTGTAATGATAGTGTGATTGATTTCTATAAAGAAGATTTTGAAATAAGTGAAGGTGATGATATTCAAATATCTATAAGCCCAGCAGCAACTGCTGTTGTAGGGTTTGTAATTAATTTAGCGATAAGTTTTGCTATTGCTTGGCTATTAAAGAAGTTAACTGAACCAGATATGGATGGAATTAAGGATAAGGGTGGAGAATTATATCAAATATCTATAAATAGTATGGAGATGAAACCTGATGCTGTAATAAAGGAAATATTTGGAACATTTTTAACATATCCAGATTTAATTGCTGCACCATATAAGAGATATGAGGATGGAGAGGAAGTTACATTTTTAACAACAGTATTGGGAGTAGGTGAATATTCTATTGATGAGATGTATTTAAATGGAGAGAAAGCAGGAAACATAATATTAAATTCAGTAAGATATAGTAATACAGTGAATAGAATATCTGAAACTATGATTGATGCTTTTGATACTATTATTGAGGATGGTTTTAATCCTAATAGTAATGTTAATGGAGGAACAGTTGATTTTGGAAGTGATAGTGAAATAAGCACTTATTTTAATCCAAATGCTGATATTCAAGGGGCTATAGATGAAAGAAATGCTGGAATGGGAACAACAGGAAACAGTAGAATGATGAAAAGCACAATAGGTGGAAGTAGTAATGGTAGCAATGGAGTTTCTATGACAAGTAGTCATGGAAGTAGTGGACATAGAGTAACAATGGGTGGAACAGCTCATGAAGGAGGTCTTGGGGATTTTTGGGAATCAATTTCAGAAACAATACAAGAGACAGTAAAACATTTAAATGAGACACATATAAATCCAAATATATGTGATGGATATGCTAACAATGGTGTAATGGAATGTTTAAATGTAAAGCAAGACAATTTAAATATAGTTAAATTAGATGGATATGTAAATTCAATATCACAATTAGGAGATGTAAGGTTTAATAATTATAGATATTTAGTTCATGAGTTAGTTGATTTTAAGGATTTTAGTTTAATTGATTTTGATAGGACTCAATATGTAAAGGCTAATCCTGATGATGAAGAAGGGGAACATTTTCAGTTAACAGATGCTTTAACAAAATCTTCAAGATTAGATTATAAATTTCCAATTGATTCATTTGAGGTTGATATTTCAACTCCAGATGGAATATATAGAATTACAGAAGGAGGGGCATTTGATGGACCTGAATCAAAACCTACAACAATTGAATTTGATATATTTTGTTATCAGTTAAATGACCAGGGAATACAAGTAAATGAGCAGTTTTTCCATTGGGAAAAGAAACTTGAAACTGGGAAGAAGCAAAGATGGACAGAGAAATATAATCTTCCAAATGGTTCAGGATGGTATATTCAATTTAGGAATGGAACAATACCTGGTGATTTAACAGACCAGATAGTAAATAACTTTACAATAGATAGAGTAAAGGGATTATCTTCAACAAGTGTAGTCGGAACACAAGGGTTAACATATTTAATATTTAGAATTAAAACAGGGGAAGTATTTAAATCAAATACTAACTTAAAGATAGGAATCAAAGCGACAAGAAGAGGATTAACAAGGATGAATGATGTAGTTAATTATATATGGAAGAGTTCAGGATATAATTTTCTTGAGTTAGCAAATACAAATGAATTACTATCAAAATATCAGGTTCATGGGGCTATGGATGCTTCTGCTCCTTTATATGAACAGATTAATAGGGTTTTAAGAGCACAAGAGTTATATTTAATTCCAACTATAAGTGGATTTAAAGTTAGAGAAGATTTAATAAGACATAATTTAACATATAATTTTGACAAAGCTAATATAATTAAGGATAGTATAGATATTTCTTATATCAATTATAATAAGGCTATTAATGATGGCTATAAGGCTATATATATAGATTATTTAGGAGAGAAACAAGAAGAAGTATATCCATACAATGCTTATCATCCTAAGGAACAGATAATATTTGGGATAAGAGACCAGGCGATAGCAAGAAGAAGAGCAAGAATTGGATATCAAAGAATGATAGGTCAAAGCAAGACTATAAAGATAAAAACTGAAAAAGAGGGATATATTCCTGAGTTAGGGGATAAGATTGGAATAACTGAGAATCATATTTCTGATACATTTGTAAGTAATCAAATAGGATATAATGGCAATGTAATACATCTTGATAAAGAGATTTTATTAAAAGGTAATGATTATGTATCAATAAAGAGTGAGTTAGAAGATAGTGAAGTAAGAAGGAAAGTGTTGACAGCTCCTGGATATACAAGAAAGATAGTTATTGAAGGATATCGTCCTAATCATCACAAAACAGCATTTGTAATTGGAGTTGAAAGAGAACTATATAGACATTATTTAGTAAAAGAAATAAATCCAAGTGATACAGGAGAACTTGAAATAACATGTTTAATTTATAATGAGAGGGTATATTCGTGATTTTATTTAAAAAAGAAATTAAACCTAAAAAGTTTAGTTATTCAAAACAAAGTGGTGAAGCTATACCTTTTGATAATGGAACAATAAGAAAAAGAAATGAAATACAAGGTTTTATCGATGTTTCTGTAAGTTTCCTAATGAATGTTGAGGAATTAACATATTTCAATTATTTTTATGAGACAGAGATTAACAATGGTGAAGATACATTTGAAGCATATTGGGATACAAGGAAGAATAGGTTTACTATAATTAGTGAGATATTGTATACATATAATGAGGGAACTAATGAGTTATGTGAGGTTTCATTTAATGTATCTTATCAATTAAGAGAATGTGATGTTTATAGAAAACAATTATTAGTGGATATAAATAGAGAATTAAGTATATTGACATGGGTAGACCCTGATTTCTTGAATTTCAAAGGTTGTGATAAGAATAGAGAGATGATGAATTTCTTAGTTGATGAAGAATTAGCGATATTATCATTAGGGTTTTCAGAAGCAGGACAATATTATTTTTCAGAAGGATTAGTTGTAATAGATGAGGTTTTACCTACTGATTGTGATGTAGTTGTAGATGATTTAGTATCAGCAATAGATGTTGAGTTATCAGCATTAGGAAATGTGGCTCCAAGTCCATTAGTTGTTGCTAATGTTAGTTTTGAAGCGATAATAAAGAAAATAGGTGATGAGACAGAAAAACATAGAGAGGTAATGACAAAATGAATAAATTTCCAGAAGAATTAGGTCTATTTGACCTTTCAAGTCATAAAAGAACAGATGGTAAATATTTTAATGACTTAGATAAGAAGTTTTTAAAAGTAAATAAACATCAAACTCAACAAGATGGAGTTTTTTATAATGTTAGTTTAGAAATGTGTATTCAAAAGTTTGAAATACTTGAAAGTTTTTTAATAGTTGATTTATATAATGCTTCATTACCATTCAATGTAAAAGTATTAAAAGACAAAGTAGTTGAAATAAATTGTATTATTATGGGTGGAGTAAGCATATCTTATAAAACTAATAGAGTGTTTATTTCTTTTACCATAATTGAGAACTATGAATTATTATCTTAATATGATATAATTAAATAAAAAAAGAGGAAAACAATGACTGAACAAGAAATGATAAATGCTTTTGAAGCACATTCTAATGAAATTACAGCTTTACTTGAAGGAAGTGATGCTACAACTATTAATGGCAAAGATTCAGTAAGAAAAATAGTAAAAAGATTTATAAATACATTGGCAAGAAATTGGAGTATATCAAGAAGATATGTTGTAGGAGATGTAGTTACTTATAATACTAATTTATATCTATGTAAGTCTTGCCATCATGGAATAAATCCAGCTATTGAACCTGACACATGGCTTCAAGTTAATGCTAATGAAAACTTAGGTGAATCAGGATTTTCAAAAAAATGTTGTGTAAGAGAAGGTAAAATTATATCTGGTAATGATTTTTTCTCTTCATATACTGTAAGAGTTAATAGTGATTCAAATCAATTAAAATTTGTATTCAAAAGGGCAGCAGCTAATGACAACTATATTATAATTCCAACTTATGTTAATAAAGATACATATGCTGTTTTTGATTTAGGTGTTCCAGATGAAAAGAAGAATAGGTATGGATTTACATTATTATCAAGAAACAATGCTTCATTGGATTCACACTCAGACGCTGGAACGTCGACTATTGAACAAAGTCATGAACCTTATGAAATAAATATAGCAATAAAGGAGGTTTAATATGAATTTAAATTCAGTAAGTAATTTATATAAAGATACAATAGATAATTATTCAGAAGTTGTATTCAATACAAATGGTGGTGTTGGATTACCAGCTTCTATGGAGACTATTGATAAATTAACAAAAGCACAAGAAGACCATATCGGTGGGTTATGGAATCCAGCAAAATCATATTCATCAGGAGACTTAGTATCTTCTGATAATACAACATTATATATATCATTAATTAATGGTAATACATCGACATTAGATAATGAATCATCTTGGAAAGTAGTTAGAGAAAACTATTTTGCCGATGGTGAAATTAATATTGTTGCCTCAGCTTATATTTCATATAGGTCAGTTGATGAAATGGATGGTGGTAATGGGGTGGGTATCTTATCTCATAATATTGAAGCTGAAGGGATTACGAGAGTTAGATATATAAATAGAGGAACAGTTGATGGTAACGGAAACCCAGTCAAGGATAAAGAAATATCAACAATGGACCTTAGGGTTATATTAAAGGCAGGAGCAAATATAGAAGATGATAAGTATACTGTTCTTGTTAGTTGTCCAAAGTTAAAAGCGTCATCAGGTGGTATGGCATACTCGGCATATACAAGAGTTTTTGACAAAACTAAAACAGGATTTACAATAAGTGCTTCAAGAGATAGGATAGGTAGTGAAGAGTGGTTGCCAGGGTGGTCGAGTGCCTATGCTATCATAAGTGTAGTAATAATAAAATAAGGAGGGTGTTATGGGAAGTTTTAAAGAATGTGATATAAGATTAAAAGGTAAGTTAGAATTAATAACTAAGGCTTTTAATAATACAATGTGTAATACTGAGACAGATATAAACGGTAATAAAATATTTGGATTTGAGCAGGATATAGTTAAATCTATTCCTCAAAATGGGTCTACTTTTAAAGATAATACAATTTATGTAAAAGGAGACATCATTAGTTTTAAAGGGGCAGTTTATGTAGCAAAAACATCCAGTCAAGGTCAGAAACCTTATGATAAATTTTATTTTAGAGAAGTTAATCCTGATTTAAAATATTTAGGTGTTGGATTTAATATAAGAGCATATATATCAAGTAAAGTATCTAATACACCTTATGTTAATGCTAATGGAGATGTTGTTAATAACATGGTTAAAGTTGTTAAATATGGAAATTCAAAAGGTGTTGAAGATGATGGATATTCTTTGGCACCCAGACCATTAGATGCTAAATTCTCTATTGATTTTTTCATGGATGGAAATAATTTACCTACATTTATAAATTTCATGGAACCATCAATGATTAGAAATAATGTAAATGGAAATCAAGAACTTATTTTCCCACATGTTAATTCAGTCCTTCAAGGTGATTCAAAGTGGGCATTACAAGCTGGGGGAACATTTGAGACAGATAAACATTATGCTTTTAATGCTATCGCTATTCAAATGAATACATAATTATGAATATAAGTAACTCTTTCAAAGAACTGAAAAAACATGGAGATGTTTTAATATCAGTTATAACAGGTGACAAGAACTTTATAGATATTAATGGAAACAAATCAATAAGAAATATAGTTTACAATACATTAAAAAATGCTTCATCACAATATAAAGATGGGATAGGTGAAATATATACAAGTAAACTTGGAGCTGCTCAGGAATTAGACCATGAACAGTCAAGAAGAGCTTTTCATAGTATAAATATTAATTTAGAAGATAATAAAACTAAAAGAATGAATACAAGGGTTACATATAATGGACCTTATTTAAAAACAGCAAGAATAGTTAGTTTAGATGATACTATACTTGATTATACAATGTCTAAATATTTTAATGTAGATTCAGAGAATATAACAAAATGGGATTTAGTTAATTATAATATAACAGAAACTAAAACAGGTTCATTTTTCTGGATATATATGCCAAATACTATATCAGAAATAAAAAATTATGGGGTCTTAAATGTTCCTTATTATCAAACAACAGATGAAAGAAGAGGAATACCATTTAGATTACATAAAGAGAGTTTTATAGATGCTGATGGGAATACAGTAGATATGTATCTTAAAATAAGGGAGGGTTAATATGACATTAGCAAAAATACAAGCAATAGTGACAGGTTATGCTGGGAAAGCACAAAAGTTTCTTGATGTTTTAAGTAATTCATCAACTATATATGATAACATTAGTGAAATTGAAGCAGAAATGATAAATAGTCAAGGAAGATATTTAGATGAAAATGCTACAAAAACACCTGGTGATATATATACAATAGCAGAAAAAGATTATAATGAAGGTGTAAATAGTTTTATATATATAGATAATGAAATAGGTAATTTAACTATATTTGATGAAGTTATATTTAGAGAGCAAGATGAGGCAAATATTATATTATCAGGATATTATAGAAGGGAGACACCTTTATTAATTGAGAATGGATTAACGATAACTAAGGTTGGAGCTGATGATAAGTTTAATATTGTTTTTAATGTTACTGAATTAGACCCATTATTTACTTTCTTTATAATTCCAGTTTACAAGGAACAAACATATACTCCAGATGGTCCACCTATTGTAAGAGTTATTAAATCTATAAGTAATGTTAGTATGGATGGATTTACAGTTGAATTTAAGCAAGGGGATAACCTATCAATAGATATGGTTGAAAATTTTAAAGTATTAATAATGAGAGGTAATTAAAAATGAATTGTCAAACAATATATGAGAAAATAATATTTCTATTAAATCATTTCTATTATAGAGGGTTTTTAGATAATTTATGGGGATATGAAGAGAAAGTAAAATCAGCATTAAATAATGAGTATAAGATACCTTATTCATCAACAAGAACATATCAAGAGGGTGATTTATGTTCATTTGAAGCTAATTTATATATATGTCATACTGTAAGCACTAATGTAGACCCAGATAATGGGAATTTTAGATTAATAAATAATGAGAACTATTCTATTCAATGTAAGTTAACAAAGGGGTATTTTAGATATTCAGATAATCTTCAAGTAAATTTAGCTGAAATACCAGAGGATGACTTAATTATAGAAAATAGATTTGTAAGAGGTAATATAAATGGTATTGATAAATCAAGAATATATATAGTTTATTATTATACAGGTTCAGGAGACAATGCTATCTTAATATCTTAATTTACATTTATTTATAAAGATGCTATAATAATATTATAAATAAAGGTGATATAAATGACTTATGATGAAGCAAATGCTAAATTAGTATTATTAACAGATGAATTAACTGATTTATTATCAGGAATTGATTCAGCTGACAAATTATCAACAGAATCTATATGTAATCTATATGCTCAGGAATCAAGTAGTTATAATCCAAATGTAATATATGTAAGAGGAACACTTGTTTTTGTAGTTGATAAATATTATAGATGTAGGGAAGAAAATAAAAATATAGCAGTAACAGATACTAATTATTGGAAGGTGATGAAATGACTTTAACAGAACTAACAACAACATATAACTCATATAAAGAACTTGTAGCAAGAATAAGAGAAGTTTTAACTAACGAAGGAGTAACGACTTTGCCTCCTGAAATGAAAAAGATAATTGAATTAACTAATAAAAGACATACATTTAAGAAATGGGAGTCAGGAATAACATATTTAGATAATGATATAATTTCATTTAATTTAGATATGTATAGATGTTTAGCATCAAATACTGGGATAGACCCAACAGACACTACAAAATGGGTGAAAGTAAATGTATGATGTAGAATTACAAAAAAGATTTAATGATTATGTAGATAGAATTACAAAAGAAGTAAATCAAAATCAAGAACAATCAACAGATTTAGAATATGGATTAACATTATATGGATATGAATCAACAATTATTAATTGGGCTAAGGATGAAAGCTTTAATTTTAACATAGATAAAATTTATGATGAAGGTGATATTGTATGGTATGAATATAAATATTTTGTAGATGATGATGGATATATTGAGGAATCATACTTTGTATGTAAATTAGATTTAACGGTAGGTAAAAAACCTACTGATGATACATTTTTTAAGAGGTTAACATTATCATGAATACATTAAAGAGAAACAGTAATGCTATGTTTTTATACAACAGTAAAGAAACATTAGCAGAAGCAGCATATTTTATAACATCTTGGGAAACAGATGCTTCAAATAAGGTATATATACCTGTAAACTCAGCATATACATACGATTATAGTATAGATTGGGGAGATGGTAACAAGGAACAAATAACTGTAAATACTAATCCTGAACATGAATATGTGAATTCTGGAATATATGACATTAAGATATATGGACAATTCCCTCATTTTTATATAAATAGTAATTCAACAATAGGTTCAAAATTAAGAGATGTAAAACAATGGGGATATATTAAATGGGAGAGTTTTCACAGAAGCTTCATGGGTTCTTTTTCAACGGAGACATTAGTTTCTGTTATTGATAGTCCTGATTTAAGTTTAGTTACTGATTTTCAATTTGCTTTTTATGGTATGAAAGCAAATTTTACAAGTATAAATTGGGATATTCCAATAGCTACAAGTTTAAGTTCTTTATTTCAATCATGTTCAAATTTAAATTGTGATATTACTATTAATGCTCCATTAGTTGAAGATTGTTCAAATATGTTTTCAGGTAATTATTATAGTGAAGGTTTAATAACTGTAAATACAACAAGTGCTTTGACAAACGTTTCAAATATGTTTTATTATCATACAAAGAGAACAGTGTTACCAGTTGTTTCAAATATGAGTAATGTAACGAATTCAAAATACTTCATGAAAAATAACTTTAAATTTAATAGTTCAATTAATGATTTAGTTGATGTAATGGGGTTAAAAACTCTTGAAGGAATATTATTGGGATGTAAAGAATTTAATCAACCGATTTCATTTACATCTAATATTGTGACAAATATGAAAGAAATGCTACATACTTGTAAGAAATTTAATAGTCAAATAACTGCTGATACAAGTAATGTTGTTAATATGGCATCATTATTTAGGGAATGTATAATATTTAATCAAGAGATAATTATGGATACAAGTAGTGTTACTGATATGTCAAATATGTTTAATAGAACTTCTGTTTTTAATAATGGAGGACAACCTTTCTCATTTAATACAAGTAATGTAAGTGATTTTGAAGGTATGCTTACTTATTCATCTGAGTTTAATCAAGACATATCTAATTTAGATTTCTCAAAAGCTACAAATATAGAGCAGTTCTTACAAGGTTCTGCTTCATATAATAATGCTGGACTTCCTATTACAATGAACTTAGATATAATCTACGGTGGATATAGTGGAACTGTCCAAGCATTTTCTGGTTGTAATTCTCTAAATCAAACAATAACATTGACAGGTTGTAATAACTTAAATGGACTACCTCACTTTGTAGCAGGATGTGCTATATTTAATAGTCAAATTAATATAGAAAATACAAGCAAGATATATAATATGTCATATATGTTCTATAACACAACAGCATTTAATCAAGATATTAGTTCTTGGGGTTGGGACTACAGTAAAGTAATATATTATAGTTCAATATTATCAGGAACAGCACTTGATACAACTAATTATTCTAAATTATTGATTGAACTTGATGCTCAAACAGTTAAACCTAATATATCATTTAGACCTGGAAATACATTAACTTATAATTCAACTGCTGAAGTAGCAAGACAAAGCTTAATAGATAATGATTCTTGGACAATTACAGATGGAGGGTTAGTATAGAGACAACCTATTTAGGTTGTTCTACTTTTACTTTATCTTTATTTGAAGGATTTAAATATTCTTGTTGTTCTTTAAGTTGTGTTTTAGCTTGATTATAATCAAAATCAGGAATAATTTCTCCATCAATTAATGTATCCCAAAAGATATCTAAAGGTAATGAATTATTATCTATCATAGTATTTAAAGCAAATATTGTTTGAGAATCTAATTTAGTATCATTAAAATCTTTATTTAATGTAAGTTTAAAATCAATTGACTCACCATAAAATTCTTCTGCTATTGAAATACATTGTTCAATACCTTTTTCAATATTTATAGCTATATCAACTAATAATAAGTTTGAATTCTTATCATGAAGATTTGCTTCTGTTGCTGTATTAAATGTTTTGTTCATAATTGAACTTGTTTTCTTAACAATTTCTTCTTTAATATCTTTTAAAACATTTCTTGAAGTTTCAATAGTTGAACCTTTTGCTTCTACAATTTCTAATCCTTCTTCTTGTTTATTTCCAAAAGATAAAGCTTTATTTACACCTACTTTAACATTATTGTCTTTTCCCATTTCTTGTTCAAGACCATGAAATACATACATAGGTGTATTAGTCATATGTAAGTTATATCTTAAATCAGAATAAATATTATAGTGGTCTAAGTTTAAGTCTGCTAAATCCTCATAAGGCATATTATGACCTGATTTGATTTTTATTAATGGCATTACTCCAATGTTTAATACATCCTCCTTTACTTTTTCGCCATTACTATCAAAGAATTTAATTCTTTCAGCAGTTATATCAATATATATTTCTTCTTCTTTTGTTTCATATTCACTTCCAATTACATCAACTGTAATAACTTGTTTGATTACAGCTTGAACAAGAGTTTTAACTCCATTTATTTTTTTATATTTAGGATTTATTACATTTATTCTATCTATTTGAGTAAAGTATGGATTCCAGTTTACATCAGTAATATCACTACCAGCATCAACCCATACAAATGTATGCCCATCTCTTTGAACTTTATCAGATACATTCATAAGAAATTGATAAATGTTATCTCCTTCTCCATTTATATTATTTATAAATTTATCATATTTTACTTTATAATCTACAATAGGCTTAATTCTAAATAATTTAGATGTAGAATCATCAAGAGCTTCTTTTAGATAGTTATAAAATGAACTTCTGTTTAATCTTTGTTCAAATTTATCATCTTCTTCAAGGGCATGCTTGTCTAAATACTTAGACCCTTGTTTTTTTACACTGTCATTACCAGCATATAATTCACTCATTTTTATTAATTTAGCATGGTTCTCTTTATATTCTGGTGTTTGAAATTTTATTGACATATCTATTTAACCTCTTTTATTATTTTATTATATCATTTTTTAAGTAGGAATATCAACCTGAGTAAATTCCTTCTTCTTGATTGGGAATAAAAAATAAACTAAATAACCTAAAGCATCTAACATATGGTCTTGACCTGATTCTTTATCAGGCTCACCTTTCTTATTATATACTTGTTGATTTAAATTGCTTATTAAATTTTCACATTTGTCATCTATTGCTATTCTGTTCTGATTGAACATAGCATTTACAGATAATACTCTATCCTTTACACGAGGATTCTTTAATTTTGCTTTTACTATAAATCTTGCTTTTCTTAATAGTATTATATCAGATATAGAGGCATCAGACGACTTTGTATTTTTACCTGAAGCATCTGGATATATAAATATATTTCCACCTATATCTTTTTTCATAATTTCTTCAATCATAGCTGGGGTATCATCAACTCCATATATTTCATCAATTATTTCTATTTTACCATTTCTTATATGAGTTATTACAGCTGACATCTTTCCAACGTTAAAGTCCATTCCTATATGAACATCTTCAAAAGTGTATTCTAATCCTTTACTTAAATGTCTCTTCATATCAAATGAATCATATACAACATGACCTTCCAAGTTCATAAATTCACCTGCCATATAAGCATTTAACTTATCTGCTGGATATATCAATCTTAATGAATCAAAATATGATTGTTTTAAATATATATTATCTTCTGTATGACCTTTGATTGGGATATATTTTTCTAAATATTGTTTATCCTCAGCACTTAGTTTTTCTTTCTTTTTAATGTCTCTAATGTTCTTTTCCCAGAATTCCCACATAAATCTAAATCCTTCTGGTGTAGTTGTGACTGAAATACTGTTTTCTCCTGATGTAGTAAGTCTATTTCTTTCAATTATCTTTCTCCACACTTCTTTTGCTTTGTCCCCTGGTAAAGTATCTAATTCATCAATCCAACATCCACCATGTTGATATCCAACAATTTTAGATGGGTCTGACATATTAATAAATTTAATTGTTCCTAATTTTGGAAACTTAATTGTTCTATTTGATTTATTTAAAACATATTGATATCCTAAATCTTGAATAATGGCTTCAAATCTTTCATAAAGAACAGTCTCAATTAAATCATATGTAGGTTCATATACTCCAAACATATATATTCTTCCTTGTTTTTTTAGTTCAGGTCCATATTTTAACATATGTTTCATTGTTCTTATAATACCTGCTTCTGTTTTCCCACATCCAAATCCACCTATCAAGGCAGGAAATGTTGCTTCACTATTTACAAACTCATCTTGATGTTTAAATAACTTTATATCCATCTTTTTAATTTTTTCTTTTGAAGAAACATCGGTATCATCATATAAAATATCATTAAAATAGTCATTATCTACACTAAAATCATCAAACATGTCATCATCTAATGTGTTCCAATCAAAATCACTCATTAAACATCCTCCTCTTTTTCTTTTTGATTATTTGTTAATTTAATAAAGTCTCTATATTCATCAGCAGATAATACAATCTCTTCTTTACCATCTTTAGCATTAAGATTAATTAAATTTAATTCAGCTATCTCAGAACTTAATGATTTATCTTCTTCTAATGATAATCCTCTACTAACACCTAATGTATCTAAAACTCTAAATACTGATTTTTCTTTTCCTTTGGCAATATTATTTCTTAATGCTGTCATTGCTTCATCTACTATTGTGCTATCAATATTATTTAATTCTTCCTTAAATACAGCATTGTCTCTTTTCCAAGTTCTATATGTAATCATCTTTATACCTGATTTCTTTAATGCAGCATTTACATTTCCTGGATTATTTAATAATGTTGTTAAGAAAACAATTTGTCTCTCACTTAATATTTTATCTTTATAGTCTAAATAATAAGGTGAATTTCTTAAAAATCTTTGTTTTCTTTGATATTGATTATATAACTGTTTTTGTCTTTCTTCTTCTCGTTCAGTTAGTTTAGCTGTCATCTCATCAGTATTTCTTCTACCTTTAACTATAACTTCAAATCCTGAATTCTTAGCTAATTCTCTAATTATAGATAACTGGTCTTTTTGATAATCATTAAAATCTAATTCTATCTCCTTACCTTTATTTTCCTCATATTTCTCTTTATTTAACCTAATATCATTCTTTCTTTTCTTAACTTGTTCAGTTTTATGAACCTTTTCTTTAGTTTTTCTAACTACTGGAACCCCTTTTGGCATCATTTACCTCCTTTACTTATTTTTTCTAACATCTCATTTACATTATATGAAATTATTGTTAATTCTTTATGTAGCTTTGGAAAATGAACTTCTACATCTCTTATATCCCTTAAATAATATTCTAAATTATAATACTTATCACTTTCACCTGATAAATCAAAATTAGAAAGCTTTATAAAATTATTTATGTCATCCTTACTACTATCAAGTATTCTATTAAAAAACCATCTGTATTTCTCTAATCCAGCTCTAACTGATAAATCAATTTTAGTTTTAGATTTTTGAAATTGAAATTCAGCTATCTTTAAATCAATCTCAATTTCATCAGGTTCTTTATTGTTTCTAACACATGATATTTCATTGTTTCTTGATTGTGTAGATATAAATGACATATGTAAAACTATCGCTACAATATTGTCATCATAAGAATACAGGACATCTTCAAATAAACTTTCTATGGTTTCTTTATTGTCCATTGTCGTCCTCTTTTAATGATATTATAATCAAGTATTCTATAAAAGTCAATATATGATATAATCTAAATTAAAAATAGGTGATTATAATGTGGTCTTTCTTGACAGGTAAAATGATAGGTATAGGTGTAGCAGTTGCTTTTCTATTTAGTTCTTTTGCTTATGTAAAATATAAAATAGAAAAACTAAATGAAGCTGAAAATAAGATAGTTATGTTGATTAAAGAAAATGAAAAGATATTAGCTGATAAAGAAATACAATTACAAATAAAAGATACATATATAACTAAACTAATAGAAGATTTTAACTTTTATAGACTTAGTGAAGATAAAAAACAAAAAAGAGATAAAGATATAAGTAAAAGTCTTAAAACAGATATATATACATATGATAATGTATTTAAAAAAATAAACCGAGGTTCAAAATGAAAAAAATACTAACAGTATCTATATTATTCTTTATGTTGGAAGGATGTTCAACTAATGAAATAAAAATAGAAAATAAGAAAATATTTATTCCTAACTCTTTATTGAGTCCATCAAAAGAACCTTTGACTCCTGAATTTCATAATGAAGAAGAAATATCTGAATATATCCTTAAACTTTATAAAGGATTTAAAATTAATGAAGGTAATATATATCAAATAAAAGATATAGTTAATAGATATAATTTTGATTTTGATAAGATAAATGAAAAAATAAAAGATGAAGAAAAAATAGATGAAGAAAATACTCTATGGAATTCTTTCACTTCTATATTTAAAATATTTGAGAAAAATAAGAAAGAAAAATAGCTATATAAATTAAGGAATATTATAGAATCAGACAAATAGAGGAATTATAACTCCTCTAAAAACTCAGCATAAGCTGTAATTAATCTGTCTCTATGTAATCCTTTTTCATAGTTAGATGTTTTTGAAGCAAAGAAAGGCTCAGCTATTATAGAAGGGTATCTACCTCTTCTTAAAAATCCATATCCTCTTTTAGTTGTTCTTTTAACTCCTCTATCATCATTTAATAAATAAATATTAAATTTATCTTTTAACTTTAATCCTAAATCTCTTCCTTGTTTACTTAAATATAAAACTTCATGTCCATCAACACTTTTATCATCACAAGCATTAAAATGAAATTCAATAGCATAGTCTACATTACCCCATTGTTTTATTTCTTTTCTCATTACATCTTGTTCATAAGCATAACTTCTTGATGCTGGTCTATAAAATATCTTATATGTATTCTTTTTATTTACATGATTTAATACATCTTCAATTAATTTCTTATTGAAATCATATTCAAAAACATTATTGTTCCCTAATGCTCCTTTACTTCTACTATTGTGCCCAATACATAGTGCTATTCTTTTTTTATTCTTTGTTCTACCTTTTGAAAATAATGATTCTAATATTATCGTGAATGAAGCAAAAATCTTCAAAAAGGTTCTTCTTGTCATCTTGCTCATCTTTACTTACCTCTTTTTTATTAATAATATTTTATCATAATATATATACACCCTTTACCTTGACTTTGATATTATGATATAATTAAATTAAAATATGGTGAATAATTTATGAAAAAACTTAACCTTAAAAATAGAAATATGATGTCTATGTTTCTATTACAAAAAAAGAAGAAAGAAATGAGTGGTGGTGAGTCTGAACCTGCTATTCCTGAAACATCTCATTTTATAACAACTTGGGATACTAATAATAAAGTTATAACTATTCCTACAAAATCTGGATTAACTTATGATTATAGAGTAGATTGGGGTGATGGAGCAATAGATAATAATGTAAATGGTGATGCTACACATACATATGCTGATAATGGTTCTTTTGATGTTAAGATATCAGGAACATTCCCTCAAATATATATAAATGGAAATAATAGTTGTAAAAAATATATTACAGAAATAAAACAGTGGGGAAATATTAAATGGGAATCTTTTAGTAGAAGTTTTATGTATTGTAGTAACCTTACAAGTCTTCCAACTATTGATTCACCTGACCTAAGTTTAGTTTTAAATTTTGAGTATGCCTTTTATCAATGTAATATATTAAAAGGTGGTAATTTGATATGGGATATGCCAGAGGCTACTAATATGTATTATATGTTCAGTGGTTGTAAAAAACTGGATGAGAATGTAATTACATTTAATGCTCCAGAAGCTGTTGATATTTCAAATATGTTTAGCAATTGTTATACTAATAATGCTGATATAACTTTATATACTACAAGTAAATTGAAAAAAGTAAGATGGTTCTTGTCTGACAATAAAATAAATACTAAATTGCCAACTATATCAAATATGAGTTCTGTATTTGTTGCTTCTGGAATGCTTGTTAGGAACTTAAAATTCAACAAGTCAATAAATGATTTAATTGATGTTATGGGACTAAGAAAAGTAGATGGTCTTCTTATTGGCTGTAAAATATTTAATCAACCTATTGACTTTACAACAAAATTATCAGGTAATTTAACCTCTCTTTTGGAAGGATGTTCAAAGTTCAACAATATTATATCTATTGACACATCAGATATAACGAGGATGGATAATATGTTTGCTCAATGTAGTTCATTTGATAAAGAAATTACATTTGATACAAGTAATGTAACTAACATGAATGCTATGTTTATTAGAGCATTAAGCTTCAATAACGGAGGACAACCTCTTTCATTTAATACAAGTAAAGTTACTGATATGAAATATATGTTTTTGGGAGCAAGTAAATTTAATCAAGATATATCTAACTTAGATTTTTCTAAATGTTTAAATACTGAAAGGATGTTTTATCATTGTTCTGTATTTGATAATAATGGAGCTACTATTAATATGAATTTTGATGTTATGGCTTCTCATACAAATTATACTTTTGCTTATTGTTCTGAATTAAATCAAGATATAAATATTACAGGTTGTTCTAAATTAGGTTCATTGACTTACTTTGTATCTGATGCTAATAAATTCAATAGTAAAATAACAGTTGAAATTCCAAATAAGATTACTAACCTATCATTTACTTTTAGTAAATCAAAAGTGTTTAATCAAGATGTAGGTTCTTGGGATTGGGATTACAGTAAAGTAATATACTATGATAATATGTTTGATGGAACAGCAATGGATACTGATAATTATTCTAAATTCTTGATTGAACTTGATGCTAAAACAGTTAAGTCAGGTATTAACTTTAGACCTGGAAATACATTAACTTATAATTCAACTGCTGAAGTAGCAAGACAAAGCTTAATAGATAATGATTCTTGGACAATTACAGATGGAGGATTAGCTTAAATATTCTTAGAAGTGCTATCAAAAGTTAAAAATGAACTTATCAAAATACAAAACGGAGTCTTTTGATAGCACATATAAAAATACTTGGCTACCGAGTTTAGGGATTGAACCTAAAAATCTTACTAATTAATTGCTCATAAGATAATAGTCTTTTAATTACATATAAAAATATGTAAAACTACCTCAGTATAAATTAACACAAGGGCTTATAACCCAAGGTTTGAAATTGGAAGATACGATGATTTGTAAGATGTATCAGTCTTTTAATTACTCTTTAAAGTAAGTTATGGTTGTTTATCTATCAAACATAAACATAGTATAGCAGAATTTTGAGATTCTGTTTAAAACTTGGAATAAGAATTTATCTTTTTATCACAATTGGATGTAATAATACATTATCCCTATTCTTTATCTTTATATCAATTAACTTAACCATAATCTGAGCAGCACCATTTATATCTGAATTTAATTCTATTCCACTTTCAGTTCTAAACAATCCTCTTTTAACTCTCTTTCCTTTATATCTACTTTGTTTCTCTGGAAGTTCTAAATCTAAGAATGATGTTTTAGATGTATAACTCTCATCATCAAATATCGTCTTTATTCCAAATTTTAATCCCATATCTCTTATCTTTCTTCTTATTTTTGAATGTGGAATATAAAAGAAATGTCTGGCTACCTTATTTTCTTTAATATCTTTAAAAAATCCAACTGCTATTTCATTCACTCCATTATGACGAGCTACTTTGAATATATAATTAATATATCTGTTTATCTCTTGTTCTATTTGTCTTTCTCTTTTTAAATTTATCTTATCATTATCAACTCCATCATTAGACATTCTCTTTAACATATGATGATTAATATTCTTTATCTTTCTTCCTGATATCAAAACAGGTTTAATGTCTTTCTTCTCATTATACATATACATAGCAAATAACTGATTCATACCTAAATCTATACTCATTTTAGTCCCTTTATTGATTAGTTTCTCAGATTCTGGCTTGTAGGTGTAAACTATCATATATTTACCTTGTTTCTCTTGTAATCTTATTTGAGTAGTTGAACCACTATATTTAAAATTCTTTGGAATAGGTATATCTAAAAATGATTTACAATTATATTTCTTTTGAAAATCTTGTCCAAGATATAATGATAGACTTCCATTGTTTTTAAAATTAACCATGTTTCCAAAAAAAGCTATGAAAAAATCTTTTTGTCTCCAATTAGGTCTTCTTAAATTGCCTTCACCTTTTTTATTTTTGAAATAGTTTTTGAAATTAATATCTAAGTTTCTTATTATTGAAGTTGACATCATATTTCCTAATAACTTATAATTCTTTGTATGCTTTAATTCATCACATACAATATTCCATGTTGGATATCTTTCATATGTATCATTGTAGTAATTGATGAAATATAAAGCTTGATTGTATAACTTAGCAGATAGTCTAAAAAGGTTATTTAAAACTCTCTCATCGACTGTCTTTAAGTTCTGGACAAAGTATCCGTTATTTACTTTCACTTTGTTTTCTCGTTATCTTTTTTAATTTACTTTTAGAATGTTTCATTATTTACACACCTTTAAGTCATAATATCCAACCTTAAAACCCTTACAATCAATTATATTAGTCTTTCCATTACTTGTTATTTTGTTTAGATTCATTTTCTTTAACTTTAATCCTGCTATTCTCATTAATGTATTCTCTCTCATTACACTAACTCCATAATCACATACATTACTTGATAAACTACTACAAACTTTAAAAATAATATTTGTAATGTTCTGTCTTTCTTAGCAGGTGCCATTTTTCTTAAATGATTAAAATCAAAATCTATATTGTCTCTTTTTAGTTTCTCTAACTTAGTTTCTATCACTATTGTGTTTGTATTTTTACTTGTCATTTTACTTACCTCGTTTTATTTTATATAGAATATCATAAAAAATATAGATATTCTAAAAAACGAGAATAAGAATTATCTATTTATGAAATGCCATGATTTCTTTAGTTTTCTTTTATCTCTTTGTTTATCTTGTTCTTTTGATAAAATATATAAAGATACTTCTGATAAAGTTGTATTATGTTCTTTCTTTGTCCATCTTTCTCTATTTTTAGTCTCAGCTAATATCTCAGATACAGTTTTTATTGTTTTATATTTATAATTCTCTTCTGTAAAATTATTATCTAAATATATATCTACCTCTACACCATCTTTAAAAACACCTTTTGATACTAATGCTCCAAATCCATTTTTGAAAAGATAATATACAGAGTTTCCACCCTGTATCTCCCACTCAATCATGACATATTTTTCCATTTCATCTAATATTTTATCTACTTCCATTATACTCTCCTCTTTATTGTTAGATATTTATATTCTGATTTTTCATAATCATAAATTAATTTAGAAAACTTATGTCTCTCATTTGTAATTACAAAATCAACTAATCTTATATCTCTTATATTCTTCCTCATTAGATAATTATAAATACTATTTAATAACTTATTATATTCTTCATATTCATAATCCTCATCCTCTTTTGAAAAGAAATTAACTACTTCTAATATCTTCTCATCTACCATTTGTTTATTTAAATCTTCATAATAAAACAATGAATTTACATCATTCTTATAAATATTCATAGTTATAGACCTAATGTTTCCTTTAAATAATTATTAATTATTTTTATTCTATAAGCATAAACTACATAACTAATTGAAATAAACATAGCTAAATTTAATAACATATCTCCTGTAAATTCATTATATAATGATACTATTGTCATGAATGCTAACCCATTACTAACAAACAGTAATATTGTTGTTAGTAATATTAATAACTTAGTCAATTGAATCACTTCTATAAAAATCACTTTCAATTATACAACTAATTATATATCTATCAATTAAAACCTCTCTATCAACTGGATTTAAATTCTTATTGTTTATTACTTTTGAAAGTTTATCAATTGTTTTAATATTTTCTCTAATAAATATCTCTAAATATTTCTCTGTTGAATTATGAAATTCAATTTGATATCTGAATAAATTAATGTTTCTTACTATTTTCTTTGTTTTCATTGTTTTACCTCTTTTTTTTATTTATATTATATTTTATCTAAAAATTGTCCGTTTTGTGATTTATTTGGAATAAGAATAATTACTTATCTCCTAAACAATAAACTCTTTCATATTCTAATATAGTTTCAATTACATTATCTTCTTCTATAAAACTATCATTTATTTTAATTTGTTGATTTACTAAATCTAATAATGCCTTATTGTTGATTGATTTATATAATGCTAACTTTCTATTGTTTCTTCTTACATCAAATTTAATAAAATAATCATCTAACATACAAATATCTATTTGATATCTTAATATATCTAATAACTCATCCTTTAGTCTACTGTCATTAAGCTTAACTACTTTCTCTGTCTCTCTCATTATTAAATCAAACTTCTTTTCTTTCATCTTTTTACCTCGTTTTGTTTTATATATTCTATCTAAATAACAATAAATATTCTTAAAATAAAGAATAAGATACATTAAATAATGGTATAATAATAAAAAAAGGTGATTAAAATGATAAACTTTATGATATTTATATTATTAGCAGGGGTAGGCTTCTATTTCATTAGAGAAGATGTTCTTAAAAAGAAAAGTGATAAGAAACAACAAGAAAGAATTAAGGTTGAAGCTGAAACTATTAAAGAACAAACACCAGTTGAAGTAATTAAACCTGTATCTGGTCCTTGTGATGATAAAAGAAATGGAAAATATAATCCTTCTTGGGATAGAACTACTTGTAATAAAAATGGATACTTCTTCTGTCCTATTTCTAACAGATGTATTCCATCTTCAGTAA